TGCTGGAAGCCAAGGCTGCACAAAAAACTGATATTTTGAATCGCATGGATAGGATGGCAGAAGAAACAGGCGCACAGGGCGCTTTGTCTGATTCAGAGTCTTACCGAAAATTGGGCACAATTGTTGACAAAGAGTTGGTTAGTGCTTATGAAGCCAAAAAGAAAAAAGTTGATTTTGCTTATCAAAAAGCCCGAGACGCTAATGAAACTAAAGCAGTTGTAGACACCCAACCGCTAGACGATTATTTAACAAGTCTTGCGGCTGAAGCCATTTCAGTCCCAGAAATTAATTCCATAAAAGCAAAATTAAACGCTTTTAAAGAATTGAAAAATGGGCAAGTAACTGTTGACGACATTGAGTCACTTTATCAAGTTGCCAACAAGTTAGGCAAGCCTGGTGAAACGTCTGGCAAATACATGAAAGACATTAGAAATGTCCTTGATCAAGTAAGTGAAGGTGCTGGCGGTGATCTGTACAAAGCTGCACGAACTCAAAGGCGAGAACTTGCAAACCAGTTTGACGATAACTTTAGGGTTGCAGAATTGCTTGGCACAAAAGCTGGCTATGCAGACCGCAAGATTGCGCTTGATGATGTGTTCAAGCACATTGTTTTAGATGGCAGCAAAGAGCAAATGCAAAATGTGGCGGTGCTGCTTAAAAAAGCTGGACCTGAAGGGCGTCAAGCATGGTCTGAAGTTCAAGGCCAGACTATTCAGCACATGAAAGATCAATTGACCAAGCCGGCAAGTGGCGAGTTGTCATTTGCAAAACTTAAAACAACCATTGACAACTTAGACCGTGAAGGCAAATTAACTTATTTGTTTGGGAAAAATGGTCGTGACCAAATTATTGATTTGAGAGATACGGTTAAAGATGCTTTGGTCAAACCACCTGGTGCTGTAAATTATTCCAATACAGCAAGTGCAATGGTTAGATTTTTTGACACGCTTGAAAAAACAAAATTACCGTTTACCAACATGGCTGCTGAAACAGCACGCAAAGCATCTTTGGGAAAAAAAGTTGAAGAAGCTATTAATTTTAACGCCCTTGCCCCAACACAAACAAACAAAAACGCCCTTCGTATTGACTTAACCGGCATGGCCAACGGAAAACCGTAATGGAAACCCAACAACTTTTCAACATCGCCCTTGGCTTGGCTGCTTTTCTTGGCGGTTGGGTGCTGAACAACATCACCAAGGCCATTGAGCGCCTTGACTTGGACGTTAGGGCGATGCCTGCTACGTATGTCTCCAAAGATGATTACCGTCGCGACATTGATGACATCAAAGAAATGCTGGGCAAAATATTTGACAAACTTGACGCTAAAGTAGATAAGTAATGTTGGACCCCATAACAATTAGTGCTGCGTTTGCCCTAGCGAAAAGCACTATTGCCGGGGTCCAAGAAGCCATCCAGATGGGCAAGGACTTGCAAGAGTGCTCTGGCGACCTGATTAAGTTTTTTGAGATGCGCGATACCGTGGCGCGAGCCGCTACGGAGGACAAAGGCAAAAAGCCCCGGTCGGACATGGGCCAAGCTTTGGACACCGTTATGCAGGCCAAGGCCTTGCGGGATGCCGAGAAGAAGCTCAAAGAACAGTTAATATACTCGGGCCAAGGTGATGTCTGGGAAGCCATCCAAGCCGAATACAACATGATTGTGGCTACCCGCAAACGTGAAGAGCGCGAAGCTGAAGCCGCCGCCAAGAACAGACGTGAAAAAATGGCTGAGATGGTGGAAACGATATTTTATGGTTTGGCTGGTTGCATTGTTGGTGGCCTGATTTGCTGGGGCACTTTTGAATTTATCGTCTACAAAATGAAAGGTTGATATGGATGAACTTCTTTCTCTCCTCAAAGGTGTTGCGCCTACTTTGGCTACCATTGTTGCCGGTCCTCTTGGTGGGGCTGCTGTTAGTGCTATTGCTGGCAAATTTGGCGTTGCTGATAGCGTCGAGGCCGTAGCCAAAGCCATCGCAGGTGATCCTCAGGCCGCGCAAAAGCTGGCTGAAATGGAACTGGAATACGCAAAGCTGGACGCCGCCGACCGTGACAGCGCACGCAAGCGCGAGTCAGAAATCTCCACCAGTGCAGCAGCTCCTTGGTACAGCAAGATGGTCACGCCTGCTTTGGCTTTGGGCATGTTTGGGTTGTGGGGCGTAGTCAATATCATGTTGCTGCAAAATAGTATTCCCGACGGTATGCGCGAGATCGTCATCCGTATGCTCGGCTCACTGGATGCAGCCAACATGCTGATCTTGAGCTACTACTTTGGCAACTCACACAAGCACTGACATGACACCTCATTTCACACTTGCAGAACTTACCGTAACGGATCACCGTGAGTTTGACAACACACCAAATGAATCTGAAAAAGCAAATCTTCAACGTTTGGCTGAGTTTTTGGAATTGGTCAAGACTACGCTTGGCGGCAAGCCAATCATGGTCAATTCAGCGTTTCGCTCCAAGCAAGTCAATGATGCTGTGGGCAGTAAAGATACTAGTCAGCATCGCGTCGGCTGCGCTGCTGACATTCGTGTACCCGGTATGACGCCGGATGAAGTTGTCAAGGCGCTTATGGGCTTGCCTTACGACCAGATCATTCGCGAGTTTGACCGCTGGACGCACATCAGCATACCTAACGTGGCTGGCGCTGCGCCGCGCAAAAGCAAGCTAATCATTGACAAAGCAGGCACACGCCCCTACGCATAAGCGTGTAGCCACAACGCTATTAGCGCAAGGATTATGACGCCCGATACGCCGGTAAACAGCCACCAAAGAAAATTCATCATTTGATTAGTCTCGGCGTGTTATCTGGCACAGGTACGCAAATGTAAACAGCAGATGCTGCTCCGCGCCCAATATTTGTCAGCCATCTGTCAATGTACACGCCATAAATATTAAGCAAAGCTTTGCGTATTGCATCCGGTTTTGCATCCATTTTTGCGGCAATTTCTTTTGCGGTAAGGCCATCTTCATTGCGTAGCAATACTGCACGAATGTCGTTGTGTCTACTCGGTCTCATCTTCTTCCCTGTTTAATGCTTCCCATTCTTCGGCGGTAATCAATGGAATGGGGCTTGCCTTTTCCATAGCGTAGCGCACAGCCATCTGGCGTACACGCGCTTCCATCTTTATCCGATTAAACTCATCGTCTTCGTCAGTCATGTGTTTTCCTTAATGCCGTGGGCGCAAGCGGTTCCATCAGCAGGGTTTGGCCTCATACATTCCTCACAGTAGGTCAGCGGCTTGCGCTGTGCTGCGGGTGGTGTCTGATAAGCATTTGAATCCTCAAGGTCACCACTGCCTGCCCATGTGCGCTGTGGTGCGGGTGAGGTGGTGTAAAGGTTTACACCATGCTCAACATTTTTCAGCCACTTCACACCTTGTTTTGTTCCGGTGTTTAAGGCAATCGCCACAGGCTCCTGCTCTGGCTGTGCCAAGGCTTCTTTGAGGGCGGTGATGGCTTTGCGTTGAAACTCTGAATTTGTTTCTAATTCGTACATCTCCAACGCCTCCAGCGCCAGCTTCAATGCTTTGTCTTTAGTCATGCTTGTTCTCCTTTATGCCGTGGGCGGCTTTAAGTTGACTTATAGTTAGATACACGTTGTCACCCCATTTGCAGCCAAGGGCTTCGTGCAAGTCAAGGCAGACTTGAGCCATCGCATATGCTTGTTGTACAGAATACGGCTCCTGTTCTGGCTGTGCTGCGGGTGGGGCGGGGATCATCCCATCGTGGGCGCTCTGCTTAATTGCGTAACGCAGCGCAGCATCTTGGTTCACAAACTTGGAAAAAACATTTGCCGGAATGATGGTGTCCATGTCTGGCCCATCATCAGGTTTTGCAGCGTTGTGCAGCATCTTGAAATTGTTCATGGCGCACCCAAGCAAGAGGCGCAGTTCGTCAACCAGCGTTGACAAATGGCCAATAGATGCGTTCATGCCTGCCATCGTTGCGCCGTCAATTTCCGGCTCCTGCTTTGGCTGTGCCAAGGCTTCTTTGATTGCGGTAATGGCCTTGTTCCAGTATTCCTCTGTTATTGGCGTACCTTCCAACGTAATCATGTTTAAACCATT